AGGTGTCCCCAACCCGAATGAAATTAATCATTCTAACCTAGGGCGCAAGCAGGTTAGAGTGGCCAAAGTTTCTCAAAAGGTCGTACCTAAACCTTTTAAGACTTTGCTTTTCAATGGCACTATCGGTGATGATGCAGAGAATTTTCTCGAATTCAAAGCCGATAGGCGTCGCAAACGTAAGCACGATCGCGCAGCGCATGCGCGAGAAGCTTATTTCATTCGTAAACGCAAGACCGCCAAAAAGCGAATGACCCCTAGAGTTGTTAAAGACCATGAATTTGACTCATTAATCGAACGAGCTAGTAGATTAAGTTTATCACCAAAGATACTTAATCGCAAAGCTTCCTTACCCAAATTGATGAGTTATGATTCAGAACCTGAAAGTTTCACTAAAACTCTTAATAGTCTTACTAAGACTATTAAGATTAATGTTGTTGAAACTTTTATTTCTTCTATTGCAACTCTTATCGCAGTTCGCAAGAATTGGGTAGGAGTTTTAGCATGGTTTTCAACATTCTACAACCAAGTTCTCGGTATTTCCATTACTGAGACTGCTCTTAGCAAAGGATTGATTCCTTTGCTATTTGAGAATATGTCTTTCTTAGAGAAAGTTTATAAAGATAACAAGCCCGTTAACTTTAATGAACTTGATCTCAGTTGGATTGAGCAAATGGAACAAGAAGCCCACGATGATGTGGGCATCTATGAGGTTGACGAATCTGGCAACAGAACCCTGTTACCTATTTATCAATCTCGACCCGAATTTAAACCAACGAAAGAACGAGACGGCAAAGACTTATCAGAAATGGTAGGTTGTATTGCCGACTCTATAGCTCAGGTCTTTGGACAGCAATCAAAAGCTGTCACAGGATCTTCACTGTGGCATAAATTTAACAGAATAGGAGAATTCATTACAATCGCACCAATTTTATTGAGTGCTGGTTTTGTGAAGACTCTTTCTCATTGGAATAATTTCCACAAATTCGTATCCTTAGGGATTTCGAATATTGCTGGAGTTGTTGCAATTGGAGAGTTTGTTAAAGCCGCTCGAGATTCAGTAGTGGAGTATTTTACCACTCCGCTCGAGAAGAGAGGTTTGCATATCTTTTTGAAAGGTGATACTTTCGAATTGTGGCAAGTCGACGTTCTTGAATTCATTAACCGACACAATGATCTTGAATATTTACAAGATAAGTTTGATGCCGATCGCAAGATCGATATTACTACTTCTATTTCAAGATACACCCTTACTCAACGAGCAATTGAGTGGGGTAAAGAACAGTACAAGATTGGGAAAGCTATGTCGCTTGATAAGCGAATGCATTCTCGATTTTCATCAGTTTTTGTTAAGTTAATGTCAGATTTAAATTTGGCAATTAATAACCTTAATTCATTAGCAGCAGCTGGTAAGAGAGACCCCACGCCTTTCTCTTTCCTTATTAACTCCATTCCCGGAGTTATGAAATCTGAATTCATGTATATTTGCATGACTGTTTGTGCTAGCGTGTATGGTGAATCCATGCATGCTTCAAACATTTACACTAGACAACCTGGTGTTGAATTCTATAATGGAGCTCAACATAAACAAGGTATCTGGGTGTATGATGATTTAGGCCAAGCCATTCCCGGTTCGGCTGGAAACACAGTTGTCAATGATGTAATTGGAGTTATTAACCCTGTTCGACCATTGCTAAACATGCCTGGTATCGAAGACAAATCTACCGTTACTCCTAACTGCAAAATCGTTATCGCAACAGCGAATATTAAAGATTTTGGAGCTAGAGATTACTTCACAGCACCCGCTGCAGGAGTTCGTAGATTTCCATGGGTATTCACCCTCAAGGCAAAATCTCAGTTTTGCTACAAGGGAACGAATACTTTCGATAAATCCATCATCTTTGGAGGTGATGAGATTGATCGATGGGATATTCTAGTCGAAGAAGTAATTCAACTTACTAATAAGACTTGGGAATATCGTCCTGTCATTTTTGAGGAGAAAGAACTCAAATGGACAGACATTCATACCTTTATGCGATGGTTAGGACAAACTTGTACTGCTCACAAGAATAAAGAGCAGCTAGCTTTCGATGGAACTATGAATCGACCAACAAAGATTTGTAAACATTGGAAGTTCGAACATATGTGTTCTGACTGTAGACTTAAAGAGTTTATTCAGAATAAAGATAAAGATGACTTCAAGATGGAAGTTGATCTTCCAGCTTCGGAGACTCGTGAGATGTCAGAGGACAATGAGCGAATAGCTCAAAATTCTATGATATATGAGACTCTGGATGCAGCTTTATTCTTGGAACATAGTAAAGGTTGTAAGATTGCAGATGATTTATCTGGAAATGTTGGATTTGCGTCTGATCGCAAATCTCACTTTTTCTTAAATCCGCGTCTTATTGACTACACTGATGTTCCCTCGTTGTTTAAACTTACTAAAGCTAACGAGCAATATATGCGAAACAAAGGAGACTTAATTGAATCTCTTCATAAGAGAAACTCTTCTAATAATCTTCATAACATTACAGTACTTTCTGAACCAGAAATTAAGTTCGCAGACCTCAACGTTGTTCCTGAAAAGGTAACTAAATGGAGAGAATATGTGAAATTACATATGAGTGATAGAGTATTTGATGTTTTTAACAAAGCGTCCAAGAAAGTAGAGTATTGGATGCTTCGAAGATTAATAAAGAAGAAGTTAAATTATGACTTGACTTACAAGGATTTCGAGAAGTTCACAACCGCGGACCCGAATTCCTTATTAGGTTGTCTCCGCATCCAGATGGGATACAAGTCACCTGATAAAGTTGAACTTTTTAACGCATTTAAAGTTTACCCTATGTTTGAAGGACTACTTTTAGTTCTTGGTCTCGTTGCCACTGCTGTCGTAGGATTAGCAATTTCCGCAATCATTTCGAAAGCACGTGGTGTTGAGCATGAAGCTAATGTAGGCCTGATGACTCAGGAAACTTATGCAAAGTTAAAAGCTTATGATGCTCGAGTAGGAGTGACGGAATCAACCATTCCATTTACCTCCAACTCAGTAGCTAGGACCTGGAGTGTGAAGCAACCTCTTCGCACTGCTATGGAACTAGATAAATGGAAGAATCCTCTTTGGACTAAGAGCCTTGAAAACGCTCTCTTGTCCAATTTGGTTTCTCTTGAATATGTCAGTTCTGATGGTCTTACTGCTAGTTGTCAAGGTGTTTTCATTTCTGGAAATGTCTTGTTGACTGCAGGTCATAACATTCCTAAGTCTAGAATAGCACTAGCTGTTACTTTTGGACCTAAGTATTTTAACGCTTACAGTAAAACTTTTATCATTAATGAAGAACAGGTCGTACGGCATAAGGAGAAAGATATATGTCTTGTGCTTTGTAGAGGATCGCTACCTTGCAAAGATTTGACACAACACTTTCACCCAGATGTCGTCCCCGTTCTTGACCAGAACGTTCCGATTGATGTGATGGAGGTCGATAATAGATCTAACATTACCCGATCAGAACATTTTGCTAACCTAGCTTACACTTCTTATACCAAACCTGATGGAGTGTTAGTACCCAAGCATTTAGCTTACGCTTATCCTGGGGAACACGCTTCTAAGAAAGGTAAGTGTGGTGCCCTTGCAGTAGCTAGATTGCAAGGTAAATTGTCACTTCTGGGAGTGCACATTTCAGGTTCACCGAAAGAAAAGATAGGTTTCATTGAGTATATTAGCCGCAGCGATATCGAATCTATGTTTACCAAATTCGAATTTGTCGCACCCAATATGCCAGATAAGCCTACTTTCTCGGTACCTGAAGTCCTTACCCTTACGGACGTCCCAGAGAAACATGTCATGTATAAATTCTTAGCACCAGAGTGTGGCTTTGGAGTTTTAGGCATGTTTACAAATAGTAAGGGAAAACAGTATAGATCTGGTAAGGCTAAATCTAATGTTATAGCTATACCTGGATTTGTCGACACTTATGACCCAAAGCGTATTTACGGACCACCAAAATTTGGTGGTTTTATGCACGAAGGGAAATGGGTGTCTAATACTGAGGAGAAACTCAAAATTTATGTAGAACACGACTTTTCCACTGATCCGAATTTAACCGATTTGGCTGGTGAGATAATGGTTAATAGAGCTTTGAAAGAAGTTCCATCACTACAAGATGCACACCCGTTGACTCTTGTAGAAACCATTAATGGCGTCACTGCTACAGAAATTAAGAGGATTAAAGATACGACTTCTGCCGGTTGTTTCCTTCCTGGAAATAAGGACCGATATAATGAAGTTATTTCTTTAGCAGATCCCACTAAAGTTTCTCCAAACTCTCTAATCATAGATAATCTATGTGCAATACACGATGCTTATGATAAAAATGAATCAGCTAATTTTACCTTTGGCTGGTCAGAGAAAGATGAACCCATTAAGCAAGAGAAGACTCTGAAAGGAGGTACCAGGATTTTTAATCCTAGTCCTTATTCACTTCTCTTACTAATGAGACAATATTTCTCACCTATCGTAAGTCGTTTACAGGCTGACAAGTGGACTTTTGCTCATAAAGTTGGTGTCAATTGCGTCTCAAGAGATTGGGATAAAATTGCTAGATACCTAGTAGATCCTTCGAAAGGATTTCACGATGGTAAGCTCGAACCAACCGATCAAAAGACTTTTGATCCACGAGTTGAACTATACGCAGCTTTCTTAGATATTGTAAGAATTGCGCAAGCTTTGCCAGGTTATAAAACTCATCACATTGCAGTGATGAAGAAGTTAGCCTATGATGCAAGCCACGTTATTCTCAATATTGATGGTTGCGCAGTTTACATGGCTACCGGTTCTCAATCCGGTGGCTTTGAAACTGCATTCTTCAATTCTTGGTGTCTCGAGAAATTGGAGATGATGGCTTATTGGATCGCGGCTAGGAAGTATTTGAAGAGTACTTCTCCTTGGCGCGATCTTGTGAGGCTCATCCCTGATTTTAGAGATGTTTGTAGACTCATAGTCTATGGTGATGATGTCATTATTAATAAGAATGAGCTTATTCCATGGTATACCATTCACGAGCGTGTAACAGCGTTCAAAGAATTGGGATTTCATGTTACATCTGATGTCAAAGGTGAAGAACCTAGATCAAAGATGTTGAATGAGTGTTCGTTTTTAAAGAGAGCATTTCGTTATGACTTAGAGAGAGAAAGATGGGCATGTCCGTTGGAGATGACATCCATCTATAAGAGCTTGGCCTATGAAATGGGTCATGAGGCGTTGACAGATTGTGCTTACTCCACAGCTTTAGTGGATAATGCTTGTAGAGAATTCTTCCAACATGGAAGAGAAATCTACGCATTAGAAACTGAAAAGCTTCAAGGTGCAATCCTCCGACTTCCCGCCAGTTGGAGACCCGATTACAATATTCCTTCATATGATGATCTACTCGCTCGAGGCGATGATGGATTGTTTACGAAGGATATGTAATCAAACATTGAGTAGTTCGATTACGCTGTTTATAAAATGCTACTGTCTGCCAGTGAGTAGCAGCAGCGCGAACTACCTCTTAACTACACGATCTCTATCGTAACTCAAATGAGTTGGCTAGTAGGGCCTATCACTAAGCTTTGGATGTACCGAATG